AGATGAGATCCTACATATCTCTAAGATTGTAGATACATCAGAGACTATGACAGCCAGTAAGGTATATCCCTTTCCATACGATGGTCTATCAGAGTTCCTGATTGGCCAGCGTGGTGGAGAGATTAGCCTATGGGCATCTGGTACTGGCTCAGGTAAGTCTACTATCCTCCGCGAACTTATGATGCACCATCTTACAGAAGGTCGCAGCGTAGGTTGTATCATGCTTGAGGAGTCTCCGCAGGAGACAATGGATGACATGATTAGCCTTATGCTTAACAAGCCTGTCCGTGCTATCCGTGCTTGTCGTATGATGAATGAGCTACGGGTACAGATGGGTAAGAATCCTATCAACATGCAGATGATTGATGATCTTACAGATGAAGAGTACTACACTGCTAAGCGTAAGCTAAGCGAGACTAGCTTCTATATCTATGATCACCTTGGCAACAACGCTATGCAGAATCTACTTGCTCGTATGGAGTTTATGGCTGTGTCTCTTGGTGTTCAGGTCATTGTCCTAGATCATATCACGGCAGCAGCCGCTGGTCTTATGAGCATGTCTGACAAAGATGTTGAGGGTGGTGGTTCTGAACGAATCATTATTGATACGCTTATGAAAGAACTAAGAGCATTGGCTGTTCGTACTGGTGTTCATATTGATATTGTATCGCAGCTCAAGAAATCAGAGAAGGCTTATGAAGAAGGTGATCGAATTACTTTGCAAGATCTGCGTGGCTCCGGTGCTTTGGCTAGTGTGCCTAACACAGTTATTGCTCTTGAGCGTGATCGTCAGAACACAGACCACAAGATTGCCAATACTACAATTGTTCGTGTTCTCAAGAATCGCCTGACAGGTAGGGCTGGTATTGCAGCAACACTATTTTATGACCACACTACGGGTCGTTTGAAAGAGATCGGCTTTGCTATGGCAGAGGATGGCTCTCTTGTCTTTGACCCAGAGGAGAACTAAATGAAAGTATGCGTCCTTGACATTGAAGGTAACGGACTTGGTGAACTAATCCTTGATAGTAAGGGTAAGCCTTATGCAGAGGTTACTAGAATTCTGTGTGCCGCTACTAAGGTCAATGACGAAGATCCTATCCTTTGGTTAGAACACCAGATGAAAGATCTGGTCAAGTACCTCAGTGAGATGCCCGTGATTATCGGACACAATATCTGGGGCTACGATTTTCCCGTGATGCGTAGACTGCATGGGATGGCGCGACCGAAGTGCATTGTTGATACGCTCGTTATCAGCAAGTTAATGCATCCAGACATTAACAATCACCCACTAGGTGATAACTCTCTGGAATCTTGGGGTAAGTATCTTAAGTATCCCAAGATAGATTACAAGGGTGGATGGAGCCAGTACTCAGATGAGATGGGTACTTACTGCTTACAAGATGTCAGACTAGGCATGGCTATCTATCAAGCCCAGAAACAATTCATTACAAAGAACAAAGAACTAGTTCGCTTTGAGAGCAGTGTATCTGAAGTTCTAATGGAGCAAGTAGAGCATGGATTTAATTATGACAGTGATGCAGGAGACAAACTGTATCAAAAGCTTATGCTTGAGAAGCTTGGTATTGAAGATGAAATGCGTGAGATCTTTCCTAATAAGATCATCATCCGCCATTCAGAAAAGACAGGTAAGAGACTGAAGGACAAGATTGAGATCTTTAATCCCGGTAGCCGACAGCAAATTGCATCCCGCTTAAATGAGAAGTATGGATGGGAACCACCACTAACTGACAAGGGAAATCCCAAGGTAGATGAAGCAGTGCTTGCTACTCTTGACTATCCCGAAGCAAAGAAGTTGACTGAGTACTTTAACACAGTCAAGCTTATGGGTATGGTTGAAGACTGGAACACCCGTGTAACATCTAGCAGAGATCATCGTATCCACGGTGGCATCAATGCACAAGGTGCTGCTACAGGTCGTTGCACACACAGCCAACCTAACATTGCTCAGGTAAGTGGCGACCACCGTGCAAGAGAACTATGGATTGCAAATGCTGGTGAGTCTTTGGTTGGTGCTGACTTGTCAGGTCTTGAGTTGCGTATGCTTGCTCACTTCATGGCTAAGTATGACAACGGTGAGTATGCTAAGGTGCTGCTTACTGGTGACATTCATACACACAATCAACACGCTGCTGGTTTGTCTAGTCGTTCGCTTGCCAAGTCATTCATCTACGCTTACCTTTATGGTGCTGGCGATAAGAAGATTGCTATGGTATGTGACTGCTCTGTTGATGCTGCTCGTAAGTTGCGTGAGCGTTTCCAAAAAGAAATCCCTGCACTTGCTAAAGTACAGGATGCTGTACGCTTTGAGACAATCAAGACAGGCAAGGTACGACTACCCGATGGTAGAAGCGTACCCGTCCGTAGCGAACACGCTGCCCTCAATACCCTCCTACAAGGCTCAGGAGCCATCGTATCGAAGTACTGGATGGTTGAGGCTAGCAAGTCAGCGGCGCGCCTACGCGCCAATCAGCTGGCTTATATCCATGACGAGTTGCAGTACAGTTGTCCCAAGTCTGTTGCCGATGAGTTTGGCAAGGCTGTGACTGCTGCTGCAACGACTGCTGGTGAGCAGCTTAATCTTAACATTCGTATTGATGCTGAGTACCGCATCGGTAATACTTGGGCAGAAACCCACTAAGGAGTAATATGAGTTCACTTACTATGTACATTGCTGGTCCTATGCGGGGATACCCGAACCACAACTTTGATGCTTTTTATAATGCAGAAAAGAAGTGGGTAAAGAACCCAATGATTGAAAAGATTTACAATCCCGCCCGTATGGATGAGGATGAAGGCTTTGATCCAACAACAGCAGAGGATTCTAAGGAACACCTCCGCTCATGCATGAAGAGGGATCTTGATGCTATTCTAAACTGTAATGCTATGGTAATGCTACATGGATGGGAGCATTCTGAAGGAGCAAGAGTTGAGCATTCACTCGCAACATATTTAGGAATGCCAATCTTTTATGAGAGTTAATGTTAAAATTTGTTTCTATAAATTCAAGCCAATACAAGCGTGGCGTTATGCCTTTATTCGGATACTTACTAATGCTAAGCATACTCATGCTCATCTTGAGTTTAGTACCGAACCACCAATAGCTGTTATTGTTATTGATGGTAAGGCTGCTGAAATTACAAAGGTAAAAACCTTATCTAAACTAAAAGCAGAAAAGTATTATGAATATGACATTGGTGATCTTGAGTTATCTTCTGCTGACTTTACATTCTTTCAAACCTATCCGAAGATTAACGCGGTTAAGATGATCTTTTATTGTGCAGTTGGTCGTTTCTTTGGTATGAAGAAACCAGCTAGTTGTGTTACATTTATCTGTGACTATTTAAAGTTTAAAGGTTGGGATATCCCTGACCTCTTCAGTCCAAAGGAACTATGGGAGAGCTTACATGCTAATAATAATGATCGGTGGAAAGGCCCGCGTGGGCAAAACAACACTGGCCAAATGGCTAAGTGAATACGCTTACAATGAAGGCTACTCGCCTATCTTACTTCCTTTTGCTCAGGCTTTAAAGGAAGAAGCAGAAACAAGAGGCTTTTCAAAAGATAAGAACCCAGAAGAGTATCGTGCATTTTGCCAGACTCTTGGTTCAGACATGAGAACTATTGACTCCGACTTCTGGGTAAAGAAGTTTAAAGAAAAGATTAAGTTCTTATACGAACAAGAAAAGAAAGCATTAGACCAAGACCCAGAGACATGGCATGAGAAGGTTGTCATTGTAGATGACTGCCGCTACATGAATGAGGTTGCTGCTGCCCGTGATCTACGAGCATTGACTGTCTTTGTATCACATGGTAATCGTGTGTTGCCTGAAGATACTGCTGAGTGGAGAAAGCATGAGTCAGAAGCAATGGCTAACTCATTAGAAAATGAAGACAAGAATTATTCTGATGTCTTTAATTACTTACTTCGTAATGACGGTACAGAAAAGAAGTACAAAGAAAAAGCAACCCAAAGGTTTGAAGAATGGTTTCACATTCTAACTGAAGGATTGCTTGGTGATCTTTGTAACTGTGAACTGTGTATGTCATGCCGTGAGGATCGCTCTCCTGATGAAGAGCAAATTATTCAAGACATTCTTAAACTACTAGATGAGGAAAAAGATAATGGAAAGACCTGATGTTGCTGTTCTAGATGGGGATATCTTGTGTTATCGTGCTGCTTTCTGGGCTGATCAAGAAGGTGTTGAGTATCTAGAAGAACGGCTATCCCATGATGTTAAGGCTTGGACACCAATGGGAATGAAGAAGGTCTACATTGCCATGTCTTGTAACCGCAAGGATAACTACAGACGAGACTTCTGGGAACCCTATAAGGCTCACCGTGATACTCGTAAGCAGACCCCAGATTGCATGGACTACGCTCTTGAGCTTATCAAAGAGCATGACATTCTGACAGTACCAAGGCTAGAGGCTGATGATATTATGGGACTTATGGCTTCTTCTGGTAAGGGGATAGCTGTTACTATTGATAAAGACCTCAAGTCTGTACCGGGGTGGCACTGGAATCCTGACAAGGAACATACACCAGATATAGTAGATGAATACACTGCTGATTATAACTTCCACAAGCAGTGGATTACCGGGGATACGACCGATAATATCCCCGGTATCTGGAAGTGGGGGCCAGCTAAGGCTGAGAAGTGGCTTAAGTATGTCCACCCCCGGAACTGGTCGGCTGCTGTACTGGCAGCTTATGACCAAGCTAAGACCGCAGATGGCGGTAAATATAATTATGATTACTGTTTGGCTATGGCCCGATCTGTCCGCATCCTACGGGATGGTGAGTACGACAAGGCTACTAAACAGGTAAAACTATACTGCCCAATAGTTGGGGCTACTGAAGAACAAACCTTAGGAGATACTAATGAATACTGAAGTTACTTGCTTTGATACAAACTCAGCTATCTTTGCTGATAATAATAATTACAATACTTCTACTTATACCCATAGATCAGAGGGTATCCCTATGGTTCTCCACGATCTTAAGTGCAATCCTGAGTATAAGACCAAGGGTGCTGCTGGTGCAGATCTTAAGTGCGCTCTAGATATTGTACTGCATCCCGGTAGTAATCAGATGGTTGCTACTGGAGTATCCCTTGCTATTCCAGAGGGATTCGTGGGTCTTATATTCCCACGCTCTGGTCTGGCTACAAAGGGTATTACACTTAAGAATTCTGTGGGTGTTATTGATTGTGATTATCGTGGTGAGATCATGGTATGCTTGGTAAACAACTCTTATGATGTTGTCACACTAAATACTGGTGATCGTATTGCTCAGATTGTCTTCCTACCTGTTACTCAATTCCCATTCATCTCTGTCGATAAACTTCCAGAGACTGCGCGGGG